TTCCTATCAATAATAGTAATGGTGTTGGTGTTGTTACTGCAACATCAAATGGTGTAACACAATTTATAACAATAAAGAGTCCTCTTGGTGGTTGGAGACCAGAAGGCCATGTAAAAGGAACTAATTTCCCATTTGCAGTTGGAGATCAAATATTTGTTGAGAACGTAAATATTCAAGGTCATCCAGTAATCGTTGATGATGAAGAGACATTCCCAGAACCAGTTCCTAGTACTGATCCACGTACATATCCCGATAATCAAGTGGCTGGATATAATTCTAATATGCATGATTACAGATATTTTACAATTACTGCAAGAAATATAACAGATTCTAGGATTGAGTATAGTCTTACTGGTATTGGTAGTACAGGTGGTTTCTTTGATCCTGTCAACAGTGCTGGTAGAATTATTAAGAAAGAAGATTTACCAACATTTAATGTAACATTTGAACATAGAAACTTTATTAATGGAGAAGAAATTACATTTGGTGGTGGATCTGCAATAGGTAATATTGTCAAAAATGAAGGTTGGGATCCAGCTACAAATTCATTCAGATTAGAGAATTTGACCAGAACTCCGTATATTGGAGATACTATTATAGGAAAAATATCTAGAGCTAACGGAAAAGTAGTTCAGTCTAGTTTTTATGAAAAATATTTTGAATTAGGATTTAATGCTGAAAGGGAAAAAGGATGGCAAAAGAATACTGGTAAACCAAGTAATGATTTCCAGAAATTACAAGATAGTGATTATTACCAAAATTTCTCATATTCTATTCAAAGTGAAGTTCAAGAAAAAAACTTTACAGAAGCAGTAGATAGTATTGTTCATCCAGCTGGGTATAAAAACTTCTCGGATTTGATTATAAAATCGACACCAGCAGCTGGTTTTGGTAGAAGTACAACTTTAATTGCAAGATCACCACAACAATCAACTGATTTAAAGGTTGATATTGATAATGTTCAATCATTCTTTGTTAAAAATGATTTTGATTTTGCAACAGAAACAACCATATCAAATGGTTTATCTAAATCTATAAATTTCCAAAATAGAAAATTAAGAAATTTACTCAGTGTTGCAACAGCTAAAGTTGAACTGATGGATGATATTAGTAGTCAATTTACAGGCATAACAACTGATCCTAGTGGTGGTCAAATAGTTGGTGTAAGTTCATTTAGACTCACTTCACAAAGTGGTGCAGTTCCTCTATTCAATAAAATATTTAATCCTGGCGATCCTCTTAGTAGAAATATAACTGTTAATTCTGATACTATAACGATATTCAATCATGGTTTTCAAACTGGTGAAAGAATAAGATATGATAATCATGGTAATACAAGTGTTGGAATTGACGCTACAAATCATGTCATAGGTGGATCATCAACTAATCTTATGCCTCCTGAGTTATTTGTTATTTCTAGATTAGATAATAACAGATTCAAAGTTGCAGGGTTATCGACATCTACTACTGCATTTAATATAAGAACTCTTGGAACTGGAACAGAACATTCATTTAGCACTATTAAACCAGAAAATAAAACATTAATTCAGATTGATGGAATGATTCAATCTCCATTAACTAATCGAAGTGTTTCTTTAGATTTAATTGATGCTGTGGGTGTTGGTTCAACAACTCTTAAATTACAAGCAGCTGCTAATGTTGGTCTTACAACCGTAAAATTAAATGATATTATTCAAATTGATGATGAATTCTTTAGAGTTAAAACAGTTGGTTTTGGATCTACAAATGTAGTTTCAGTTGATCGTGGATTCCTTGGTAGTACAGTAGCTTCTCACGCAGCAAACGCTGTGCCTCAAATGAAGGGTGGTAACTATAGAATTGAGAAAGATGTAATATTCTTTGCAACACCACCATTTGGCCAAACAGGGCCTGTTGGTGTTAGTACACAATCAACATTTAGTGGTAGAGTTTTTAGTAGGAGAGATGTTACTCGAAACTTTGTATTTGATGATATATCACATAAATTTACTGGGTCAGTCGCAACAGGAAGAACGTTTACATTAACTCAAGATGGATCAGATGCTACAGGTATTGTTACCACAACTTCTGGAACTGGTGGTAGTGATGAAGTTGTTAACTATGGCGTAATATTAATTAATGGTATCTTCCAAAGACCAACTGTTGATTATGATATAGTTGCAAGATCAACCGCACCAAATATTGGTGTTGGTGCATCAATTATATTTACTGGTGATAATTTATTTGATTTACCTAGAGGTGGTAAAGTTGATGAAGTGGATCCTGTGAATTTAGGACAAAATTATCAACCAAGAGTACGTGCAGCTGCATCTGCAACTGTTAATGGATCAGGAGTCATAACTGGAGTAACAATGTTAGGTGCTGGTTCAGGATATTTTTCAGGATCAGTAAATATTGAAGTTCAAAATCCATTAGGAACAGGAACAACGGCTGTTTTAGCTGCAACTGTTGGAACTGGTAATAGTGCAGGGATGATTACTGGTATTAATGTCACTAGTGGTGGCACTGGATATTCTGCACAATTCCCTCCAACAATAAAAGTGGGTATTGCAACTGGATATGATAATCTATCTGTGACTGGTGGATCTGGAAACGGACTTAAAGTTGATGCATTGATTGGATCTGGTGGATCAGTCATTGGGTTTGATTTAAAAGACAGAGGATTTGGATATAAGAATGGTGAAGTGTTAACAGTCCAAGGAATACCTTTTAGAGTAGGTGTTTCGACATCACCATTTACGTTAACAGTTAAATCAACAATAGATGATAAGTTTGCAGGGTTTAGTTTTGGTCAATTAGTTCCTCTTGATGATTTTTCTGCAGAATTTAATGGATCTAAGAAAACATTTATATTGACTAAAACAGTGTTGACCAAAGATGTTGTTAGTATCATCTCTTTAGATACTTCTATTGATGTTGCAAATAATCTTTTGATATTCATAAATGATGTGTTACAACAACCTGGCAGAAATTATAGTCTAGAAGGTGGTAGTATATTAACTTTTGTTGAACCACCAAAAGGTGGAAGTAAATTACAAGTATTGTTCTACAGAGGTGGTAATCAGGATATTGAAGCGTTGAATCCAATTAAGACTGTTAAAGTCGGTGATAAACTTCAGTTATTAAAAGATTTGCAAGTTCCAACTCAAAGTGATCGTGTTGTTTCTGAGATAACTGAGGTTAGTGAAGTGGACACTCCTTCATATGGTGGTGGTGGAATTAGTACAAATCCTAGTTTAGTTAGGGTTGTTTCATGGAAAAAACAAGAAAAGGATCTTATTGTTGATGGATTACCTATTGCAAAAGATAGACCAATTCAAGTTGCTAATTTCTTCCCTAGTGCAAGACTGATAAGAAATGTAGGAACAAGTTCTGTAACAACATACGTTGATAATGCTTTCCCATTCTTTAGTGCTTATGACAACAGAACAGATATTGACGGTATACCTGGCCAAATAGAAATTATAAACACACAAGATATTGGTGTTGCCACTGCTAGAGCTAATGTTTCTGCTGGAGGCACTGTAAGTTCTATAACTGTATTGGGTGGTGGATCTGGATATGAAAATATTCCTACAGTAACAGTTGCCAACTTTAATAATATTTCAGGCGTAAATGTTCCGTTAATTGAAGAAGTTGGTAGATCTTGGAATAAGATAACTGCACCTAAAGACATTAGTTATAATGATATTGACTATACTCCTGAAGGTGTATTTGTAGCCGTTGGAAGCACTTCTGGTATTCATACATCCACGGACGGAAATAATTGGACTGTTGCAACTACAGGTAGTTTTGGAACATTCAAAGGTGTGGTAGGGTTATCATCTGAAGTTGTAGCTGTAGGTGGTGCTGGAACCATCGCAAGAAGTACAAATGCTGCATCAACTTTTGGTATAACAAATATCTATTCAAGAAAACAGGTTGGTTTTATTCCAAGTTACACACTTAGAAATATACCACAAAGTCTAAATGCAGCTGCTGTAGGTTCATACGTATTTCCTAATGCACTTACTGGTATTGGTACAACTGTACCACATGAAAGAGTTGTTGTAGTTGGTGCTGCTGGAACTATTCTCTATACAGAACCAGGCCTAGCAGGACTTACAACATCATTTGTTATATCAAACAAGTTTGCAACTCAAGACTTCCACGGAGTTGCATATCATGATGGTACGTTTGTTGCAGTTGGTAATCAAGGATCAATATACAGATCGACAGATGGTGAAACATGGTCTGGTGTAACCACCACATCAATTACTACTAATTTGAAAGATATCGCTTATGGTTCTGATAAATGGATTGCAGTTGGAGCTGCAGGGACAATTATATCCTCTGCAGATGATGGATTAAATTGGTCAGTTGTATCTGCTGGTGGTACATTCCAGTTAAATGGTGTTCATTATCAAAACAATGTTTGGTTGGCTGTAGGTGGTGCTGGAATGGCTATGAACTCTGTAGATGGATCAACTTGGTATAAGAAACATGTGGTTTCCGCAGGGACTCCGTTAGGAACTCAATTAAATGCAGTAACTTATGGTGATAATAAGATGGTTGCAGTTGGCATACAGTCAGGTCTTGCTTGGAGTGGATATGAAAAAGTTGGTGCAGCTGCAACTGCAACAGTTGGTGCTGGTGGTACAATTAGTGCAATAACTGTTAATGAAGGTGGGTTTGGATATACACAAGGCACCAATCCAACAGTGTTATTAAGTCAGGAAATTGTGACTCGTGAAAAATGTAATACAGTAAATGTAACTGGTGATTATGGAGTTGTTGTTGGTGTTGCAGTCAGTGCTAGTGGTGTTAACAGTCGTGCAACTCTTAATCTATCATTGGATGCTGATGAGTTCCTTGAAAAAGCTGCATTTGGTAATATATCTAAAACAGGATTAGCTATTGGCGATTACTTTGTTCTCAAAAATACAGTGTTTGGAACTGGTGTAACCTCAATTGATAAAGATGGTAATAATGTTGGTGTAGGAACTAGCTTTGCTGATAACATATATAAGGTTGAGGGAACTGTAACTTCCAATAGTGGTATTGTCACCGTATTTTGTAACATAAACTCAACAACTGGTATTACACCGATTACTGGGCCAAAACTTGGTGATTACAGTTTCGGTAAATTAACCAACTTGACAAGATCTACGACAGATCCAAAAGTATTCAATATTAATACCACTAATGGTTATACTGGGATAACGACTGCTCCTGAAGTCAGACGTATCAATCCTTTAGCTATAACTTATAGTGACTTTGATAAAACAACATAAATAAACAAAAATAGTCTAATAAAATGCCTGCGATTATTTCAGATCAATTTAGAATATTAAATGCTGCGAATTTTGTCGCTGGTGTAGCTGATACATCGCAGTATTATTATAGTTTTATAGGTCTACCCAATTCTCAAGATATTACCGCTGGTTATGGTCAAACTGATTGGAATACAAATACTCCAGCTCCTATGGATGGATTTAAAGAATATAATGATGCATGGGATACCATGCTTGGCCTTAAACAGTTAAGTAGTGATGATGTTCAAAGAATGGTTAAAAAAACCACTTGGACAGCTGGTACAGTGTATGAAATGTATAAGAATGGATATACTAGAGAGAATCAGAGTCCTAAAACATCTTCTACAAATTTATATGATGCACAATATTACGTTGTAAATAGTGATCTTAAAGTATATCTTTGTATTAATAATGGTCAGAGTCCAGATAACCCACAAGGTAGACAGTCTTTGGATGAACCAACTTTTGTTGATTTAGAACCAAGAGCTGCTGGTACATCTGGTGATGGATATGTTTGGAAATATCTTTATACTATCAAACCAAACCAAATTATAAAGTTTGATTCTATTGATTTTATGCCTGTTCCTAATGCTTGGGGAACTGGCGAGAGTATTGATATTAAGAACAATGCAGTTGATGGTAAGATAGAGACAGCTGTCATATTAAACGCAGGGGATGGATATCAACCTATTGGTACTACTTTCAACAATATTCCTATCTTAGGAGATGGAACTGGTGGAAAAGTATCTGTTACTGTTAACTCTCAGGGTAAAGTTTCTGATGTAACAGTTACAAATGGTGGAACTGGATATACAAAAGGGACAGTTCAGTTTTATCCTGGCGCTCCAGGCACTGAAATTGGTGGGCCAATTGCTGGATTGTCTGCTGTCGGTATTGCAGGCACATCAGTTGCAGATATAGAAGTTGTTATTCCACCACCAGGCGGACATGGTTTTGATGTATATAAAGAACTAGGTGCGTTTAGAGTCTTGATGTATGCAAGATTTGAAAATGATTCATCAAATCCAGATTTTATTGTAGGAAATGATTTTGCCAGAGTTGGTCTTGTTAAGAATCCAAAAACTCTTTCTGGAGGTGCTTTAACAAAATCAACCGCAGTATCACTAACATCATTAAAACTTAAAACTATTAGTGGTGGTAATATTGCAGATACGACATTTGATGTTGATACAGTTGTATCACAAACAATTGGTGTTGGATCAACTGCAGTTGGATATGTTGCAAATTGGGATTCATCAACTGGTGTTTTGAAAATGTATACTCCTACTGGAATTGGTAATTCAACTTATGGATTCCGTATGGTAGACTTTACACCTCAAATTGGGCCAGGCGGTAGTTACACTATTATTGGTAATGCATCTGGTAATGCTTTAGGAATAGATACTAGTTTTGGTACAAGTTCAAATCCAGGCACTGCCACCACCGTTGGAACAGCTATGGTTCAATTAGGTCAAAACTTTATTGAAGGAGTTGCCGACCCAGAAGTCAAAAAATATTCTGGTGAGAT